CTGCCTTTATATATTCTTTTGGATCTATATAAAAATCTTCGGTAGGATTATCTGACTTATTCTCGCAGGGAATCCAGTAAAGTTTTCCTCGCTTATTCAGAAGAATACCACATCCTTCTTCTGGAAATTTTTCTACAAAATATTCAACTATCTCTTTATCGTTTTTGTAAGGAACCAGGGAAACCTCCAAAAGGTAATGAAACTTGACTTTTATTTGGAGAAACTTCCACTCCCCCAGCAGGAGAAGTTTGTTGCTTCGCATAAAACCTTAGCCTGCAAGAAGCAAGAGTTTTTCCACATACATCTCCTCCGGTCCAATACGGCCCTTCTTCTCTGGCCTGATGATTATTTGAATCCTGAGAAATCTTTACTTGCCACAATTCTCCGCTCTCTAAAACATATTCATTGAATCTGCTGTCCTTATAGGCGTCATACTGTCCTGAAGAAGAATATGTTTGGTAACCCCAAACTCTTCTCCAATTAGTTTTATCAGAATCTGAAGGAGTACTGGTTGTAGCTGTTAAAGCTTGCCAATAATTTGTTCTATTTGCGGCTTGTAAAACTCCTGATGAGGTTACCTTATAAAAGCCTTCCGGAGTTATGTCTACAGTAGAATAATAATCGCCAGCGGTGGCTGTTCCCGCCCAGGCTGTAAAAGTTACGGTAGGCGGTAAAATATATTCGTCATTTCTTGTCATAAACAAGCTATCGTTAGTTTTTCTAAATTTTGCTTCCCAGTCACAACCACCTACTCTATCATGAAAATCTATGGAGGTCTGTGCAGCCTTATATTTAAAAGGACATGCTCCTCCTACAATAACTCTCCTAGGTAACTGAATTCCTGCGAGATCGAAAGGAGTCGAAAGCTCAAACTCAACCTGAAGAACGTTCTTGCTTTTAATTCTATCTATAATATATACTTGTTTTGGTAGCTCTACCGGAGGATTAGAGTCTCCGGATTCTCCCACTAAATATCTTTGAAAGGTTGTTCTTCTAGTCAGTCTTCTTCCTATAAGGCTTTCAAAATCAGAATTAATAACTGTTCTTATAGTGTTTTCTAAATTTGCTATTTTTACGGAGGGTCTACTATAAGAACCGTCTGAAGATATATCAAAACCTTCGGCACTTATAGGAAAAGGCACGTAAGTTTGTGCGACTCCAGCAGAATCTCTAAATTGAATCTCTGAAACAACATCATCATTTAAGCCAGAGGGAGAAAAATATAATTTGTCTCCTGCAGAATTATACTCTAATTCATAAAGTATTACTAAAGCGGAACCAGGATCCTGCTTCTGAGCATCTTGTATAGCTTCATTTGTCATGCTTCATATACTCTTCTTAAAGTGGCTGAACAAGAATTAACTTCTGTGTTGAAATAAGTCTGGCTATAATCTTCACAAACTACTTTTACAGTTTGTTCTCCAGAACCGTTAGGAATTGTAAAATTAAAAGAAGTTACTCCCTTATTAGTGTCTAAAAAATCTATAATATCGTCTATCTCTTGATTTGGTCTATTGTTAAAAGAAACTTGATATGTTTCTTTAACACTGTTTATACCTCTTTGAAGTCTTTGCTCATATCCGTCTCCAAATTCTATTTTATAAACATTTGGTTGAGAACTTTTTCCTATATTTCTATCAGGAACTACATTTCCCGTAGCCCCTCCTACATTAAATCCTAGTGCCATTATGCCGCTCCATAGGGGCTAAGAATGCCTCCCGGTCTTTTCTGTCTTTGTAACTCTTCCTGAACTGCTCCGGCAATAACTCTTCCAATATTTAAACCTTGCTGAGAATTTCCTTCAGCTTGTGAAGAGGAACTACCATCCATTGACACATTTACAGTCACATTATTTGTATTTGCCCCGCCTTGCATTGCAACTGGTATTGATATTCCGTCTGGAAGTTGAACTGCTGCTTCCGTGCCGTGAAGAATTGCTGGGTATCCTGAAGTGGAGCCCTTTGCAATACCTCCACCGTCATAACTCATCTGTTTGCCGTTGGAGAACACTCCACCGTTTCTTGCAGAAATAGTTGCGCCAGCATTACCAAGAAAACTTTGAAAACCCCCAAAAAAGGGAGTACCTAAAGCTCTCATTACCAACATTCTGGCTATAATAGAAGATAACTCTTTTAAAATTGATACTGCCATATTCTTAAAAGCGTCCTTCAGTGACATTGTACCCTCTATCAACCCCTCTATACCCGACTGAAGAGAGTTGTTAAAAGTATCTACGACAGATTTTTTAGCTTCTAATACTCTTAAAATATCTTGCTGCTTTTCAAATTCTGTTCTTGCAGCTTCAATTTGAGCCGGTGTTGCGTTAATATTTGCTAGTTTATATTCTAAAACTTGTTCCTCTATTTTTGCTTGTTCGGCAGAAATGTATGAAAGTTGTGATTGTAGTCTTGCTTTTTCAGTATCAGCATAAATCGAGTTTAAAGAAATTTGGGCTTTTTGTTTTGCTAGTTCTAAATCTAACTGTGCTTTCTCTAAATTTACTTGGGCTAGGTCTGATTGGGCTACTGAAGCGGCTAACTGTTCTAAAGTTAGGGCCTTATTAATATACAACATTGAGTTTTCTAGGAGAGTATTATCAGCAATATCTTTTTGAATTTTTGCCTGTTCTATTCTTGCCTGTAATTGAGTCTGTTGTGCTGTTTCTACCGCCCTTGCCTGAGAAACTCCAAAAGAAGAAACACCAGAAGAAGCTATCTCAACACCTAAATTTGCTCTTGCGGAGTCTACTCTTGACCTAGCTTGTGCTGCTGCTAATTTTGCTCTTTTATCTTCAAAACCTGCTTGTATTATTTTTAAATCAAGAAGCTCTTTTTGTATATCTCTTTCTCTCTCTGCAATAGCAACACGAGCATCTGCTTGATCTAATTGACTTTGGGCCGTTCTTCTTTCTTCATCGGTAAAAGACTTTGCATCCTTCTGGCGAGCAGTATCTATTGCAGCTAAATTAGCTTTGGCGATAGTTTGAGATCTTAATGCATCATTAACCTTTAAGTCTAACCCTTCTTGCTCGAGTCTTAGGTTGGTTACTTTTTCTTCGGAAAGAATCCCTTTTGTTTTTTCTGTACCCAGTTTCTTTTCAATAGCGAGATTTTTCTCGCCAAACTTTATAATATTCTCTTCGACTTTCCCAAGCTCAGTTTGAAGTGCTGTTAATCTAACAACTTGTGCCTGATATCTTTCTATATCTTTTTGTGACTGTTCTCTCTTTTCAGCATTTTCTGTGGCGGCTCTATCAGCTAACTCAAATTCTGCTCTTGCCTGCTCTAAAGCGGTATTAGCTTCTGATACAAGTCTCTTATTTATTATTATAGATGCTTTATTTTCAAGAACTCTCCCACGAACTTGATTTATTGGGTCGTTTCGAGCATCTCGAAGAGCTTTCGCTCTTTCTAATGCATAAAGTCTAGCATCTTCAAGAGCGTCTTTCTTAATTTTTCTCTCATTTTCGACGCCCCCTGAACCAGCTCTTAATTCGTTGAGCTTTGACTGTAGCTCAGGTATAAATTTATCTGCGTCTTTAAGTCCTGTTGCAATATTATCTGATATTTGAAAAAATGGATTCTCAGCCTTTACACCGATCGCATTTTTTATAGAATCTTGTATTTTTTTAGTGGTATCTTCAAATCTTTGTAAAGCTACTCCAGCTTCTACAATTTTTGAAACTAATTTAGATAATTCATCAACAGCAGGAAAAGCTCCTGTTTTTTCTAGTTGTGCTAATCCTTCTCTGAACCCTGCAAATCTAGAGTCTAACTGCACAAGAAGATCTATAGAGCTTGTTAGTTCTTTAAAAGCTTGTGCTTTCTTTTCTGGATCGGCATCTCCAAGATTTTCAAATATTTTAATTCGTCGAATAATATCGGAACTTGCAATTGCGTTTCCGAGTTGAGTTACATACTCTTCTAAAGATAAATTTACATCATTTCTAATCTGCAAACTTCTTTCTAGTTCTTCGTTTAGCTGCTGTGAAGTACTTATAAATTTATCTGCGGAATTATTTGCTTTTTCAATTGCTTCAGGAATAGGATTAAAATATCTAAAAAGTTCTTTTCCGAGATCTACTAACAAAAATCCGAGACCGATAAAAGGTAAAGCATTTAGGGCTTTTCCAAGACCAATTAAACCAAACTTTAAAGTTCCTATAAACTTTCCAGCATCGGCAGTGACTCTTGCGTATCCTGCTGAAATTAATGCGAAGTATCGGGCAAATCCAGTTTTTTGTTCTGCTAAGGCTGTCTTCTGAGCTGCATTAATAATCGCAATACTTCTTAAAAGTTGTCTTCGCTCAGCTAGGTCTCCTTTTAAAACAACCGTATTCTTTGCTTTTGCAGCTTTTTCTAAAATCTTGAGCTGACCTTCAGTAACTCTTCCAGTCTCTCTTATTTTCTTTATAGTCTTGTTACTAGTGTTTCCAAGACGCAGCACTTCATTTCCAGCATCTTCTAAGCTTCCCCCAATCGCCTCTATGGTTGGAATTGCTGGAGTAAATGCTCTTACAAAGCTAGTTGCGATTACGGTGAGAATTGCCCCAAAACTTAAAAGGTTTTCAGAAAGAAAGTTAAATACAGGAGCGAAACCTTTCGTCGCTATTTGCTGAACGGGAAGTAGTAATTGGTCAAAACTTGCAGTTAAACGATTTACAGCCTGTCCTGCAGGGTCAATAATTTCTGCAATTTTTCCGTATTTTTCTTCAGCTTGTCCAAGAACTTCGTTTGCAACCGCTTGCTGTTTTTCAAAGGTTGTCAGTTCACGAGCATTAATCCCAAGAGCTTCTGCATATTTTTTCGAAGCGTCTTCGAGTCTTAGAATAATACCTAATTCATCAAGAAGTTCAGGTTCTGCTTTCGTTACACCACGAACTAAACGATTAAAAGAATCTGTTAAATCTCTACCAAGAACGGCAGAAGCATTTTTTGCTGCGGAAGCGAGTCCTTCTAACTGACCAGAAGATAGACCTGCGGAAGTACCAATTGCGGCGGCGGAAGCTGCTTCCTTGAATGAAAGCATTCCATTTGTAGCGTCTCTTAAAGCATTCGTAATAGTTCCGTAAGCTACACCGGTAACAGCTCCAAGAGCTTTCTGACCTTCTATAAGATTAGTTACATCGGCAGCATTTTTGAATGCTTGAAGAACGGCGGTGACTGCAAATACGTTAGCAGCAAAAGTTGCATAAGCAGGAACAAGACCCCCAGTAATGCCTTGAGCCATTTTAGAGAAGTTTTTTGAGGTATTCGACGACGCTTGGGCAGCGCCTTTTAATTGACGGTCAGCACTGGCTGCGCTTTTTCCAACACGCTCCATTCCAGAGCCAAGTTTCTTAGCACTCTTCTCTGTAAGGCGCATCGTGCCGTTGTCATCAACGAGTATGCTTACTTTTACTTCTCTTGCCATTATCCCTGCACATTATGGGTGTAAGTCTTGCCACCCGCTTTGGCTTTTCGTTCTTCAGCCTTTCTCTTTTTCTCAAGCTTGTCGTTTATTCGTTTTACTTGAGAATTTTCTATATGAGTAATAAAAAACACAACGGTCTTTTTATCTTCTACTTCAAATAGATCTAAAAAGAAATCAATACTGGACCAGTCTTTTCCGAAGTAACTACCAGACATACCATCCCAACGATCGGGCATGTGGTTGAAGACAATAAAAGCATATTGTACTTCTTCGGGGAACCTATCTAAAGATACGGGGGCTCTGGAAGGATCTGGCTCTTTGCCGAGTTGCTCGCACATTGCCAGATATTTTTCATAGGAAATATCAGCTTCTTGCTCAAAAGATTTTTCTACAAGTCGGAGACATTCTTCGACTTGTTTTTCGTAAAATTTTCGAGATCACCAAGAGTTTCCGTTACCCAAGTATCGAAAGAGTTTGAGTTCTTCATTAGAATTTCCGCCTCTTCTTGAGAGTATGGAAGTTCTACATCAGGGTCCATTCCGTCAGTATCTACTAATAGAAGCTCTTCTAAATAAGATAATTTAAGACCGGACCAGCCTTTGATAACTGCTTTGCAATACTCAGTGAGAAACTTATCTTCATCTAATACTTCTTCTGCTTGATGAGTTGAACGATTGAATTTTTTGTTGAGACATTTCTTGCGAAGTGCAAGTAGTTCTTCTCTGGCCAAATAACATAGGTCCACAGAAAAACCTACCATGCCCGGAAAATCAATCGAAACGGTCATGGAGGGTTTCATTAAACTTTTTAGGGAGATTTCACTCATATAACTTAATCCTTCTTGGTATTAAAGAAGGGG